CGCCAGGCCGAAGGCATGGCGGCCGCGGGTCTCCGTCTCGATGGCGATCTGCCGCAGGCAGGCCAGATCAGGCCCGCGTCCATCGGTGCTCAGGAATCCGAAGATCCCGCACATGGCAGGCCCCTTGACGGATCAGGCCTTCGGCTGGAACACCGTCCCGCAATGGGCACAGCGGACCCGGTCGTCGTCGATCCAAACCAGCTGGTCGATATCGTGCTCGCCACATTGCGGGCATGCCGGGCCGGAGACCCGCAGCTCCAATTCCGCAGCCACTGCCTCGAGCAGCGCCGCGTCGCGACGGGCGATGGCGGCCAGTTCGCGCTGGCGGCAGACGGCCGCGTCGCCCCGTCGGGCGTCGGCCATGTCCGAGAGGCGTTCGGCCAGGCGGGCGAGTTCCGCTTGCCAATCGCGCGGCGGGACATCGGAGCGGATACCCCGGGCCAGGACGGCCGCCCACTCGGCGGCGGTCAAGCGGTGGTCGGTAGCGTGCGTCATCAGCGTACTCCCTTCGTGGTTTTGGTTGGGGCTACCTCGTCAGGCGGCTGGTACCCAACCAGCCGCGACGCGGACGTTGGTGTCCGCGTTTCGGCTTCAGGGCAAGGCGTCGTACTTGGCGGCCAGGCGGCGGAACTCGGCCTTGACCTGGTCCTGGGGGATGGCGTCCGAGATCCATCCGTACTGCTTGCCGCCGTGGATGCGGGCGTAGCCTTGGCCCCAGGCCAGGTAGCCCAGGAGGCGTTCCGTCTCGCTCTGGCCAGGGCCCGACTTCTTCCAGCCCCCGCTGGGTGGCTTGGGGTTCCAGGTCGGCATCCGCTTGGCCGCCAGGGCCCGTTCGACCAGCCCCAGGCAGACCTGAATCCACCCGACGACCTTCGTCGGATTGAGCGAGCCGGAGAAGACGCGGAACTCGACGGTGTCCTTGGTGCCGCGGGCGAGATTGGTGAGGTTCAAGGCGTGGTAGCGATCGCGGTCCAAGGCGGGCTTGGCCGACTTGTCGCTGCCGTACTTCCGCACCCCGCCGCAGTACCGTCCGCGCTCGCGGTTCTTGGTGCCGGTGATGGCGTAGAGGCCCTTTTCCAGGTAGGCGACGATGGTGACCAGGCGGGCCAGGGCCTCGCTGGGCCAATCGCGTTTCCAGCCGACGTGGACGTGGACGCCGCAGGAGGCGTTCACGCGGTGGCCCTTGGCCTGGAGCGTCTCGAGGACCTCGAGGACCTGGCGAATGCCTTCTTCGCCTTGGAGCACGGGGCTGACGATCTCGCATTTGTGCCCGCCGTGCCCGTTGTCGATCGAGCCGTCGCTTTCGGCCTTCCAGCCGGCGGGCAGGTAAGGGATTTGAATCCCGTGGCGGTAGGGGCCGATCCGCAGGCCGTCGTCTCGCACGGCGCTGTCGGGGGCGATCGTTTCGATCTCGATTCCGAAGGTCAGTTGGTTGGCGTTCATGGCGTTCCCCTTGGTGGTGTAATGTTCATGCGTACATTACACAGGAGCCACAAGCGCCCGAAAACATCAAGCGGAATCCCCGCCCGCTGGCCCAGATTTTTCGGAATACCTTCGGGCCGCTGGGTAGCACCGCCTCACGCTTGTGACCGGCTGGGGACGAACGCTTTCGGCCGGTCGGCCAGAAGATGGTCCCTGGCGACGGGCGGCGGCGTTGCCGGGCCAGGGTGCGGGGGTCGCGCTGTGTTGGCCACGTGGGGCCCACGGTGGCCGCGTGTGGCGTCGCTGGCGGGAATGGGGACCCTGGGGCCAAGGCCAGAAGAAAACCCCGGGAAACGTCCCGGGGTTGGGCGGCCGACGCGTTGGGGTTCAGGCCCCGGCGAACTTGCCCCGCTCCACCTTGCGGAAGCGGGACTGGGCCCCTTTGGCCGCGATCTCGCGGATGATGGCGGCGTAGAGTGTCCGCGCAGGCGTCTTGCCGCCGGACGACTTCCAGTAGCCTTTGGCCTCGGCCGCCGCGACGATTTCCTTGGCTGTCATCGGCCGGCCCGCTTCTTCCAGCACGCGGGCGGCGGCTTCCAGGCCGCTGGTACGCTTCGGCTTGGACTGGCCCTTCGTGGGGCGCCTGCGCGGCGTCGCCTCGCGGTTCGGCTCGTCGGTCTGGCCCCGCAGCCGCTGGGCGCTCTTGATACGGACTTTCTTGCCGGTGGCCAGATTCGTCCCGTCCCAGCCGCCATAGCGGCTCTCGGCATCGAGCCGCACTTGCGTCAGCTTGCTGTTCACCTTGGCCAGGTAGACCTTGCCAATCTGCACTTCATCGCGTCTCATCGCATCGCTCCTTGGAACAGGGGAACAAGGGGTTCGTTCACGTCATGACACAGGAGCCATGTTTCGGCCGGCACATCAAGCGGGTTTCCGGCCACATCGGATGGAATTCGCGGAATCCTTCTGCGCGGAGGCGTAGCACTGAATGACGAACAGCAGCGCCCAAGGACGGAATCCCCTTAACCCTCAGGCGTTATCCCTGGAGGACGTGGCGCGGATTCTCTCGGCGGCCGGGCCCAAGGCGGTGACCGTCGCCATGCTCCGCGATGATATCGACGCCGGGGCCCCGACCAATGCCGACGGCACGCTGAACCTGGTCCATTACGTGGCCTGGCTGCTGAAGGAGATGGGCCGTGGCGATTGACCCCAGGCGATTGCGTCCCAGCGAGCTGTGCCGGTTGGTGAACTCCACGCCGTTGGGCACGGTGCTCGACGAGCGGCAACTGCATCGCCACCGTACCCGTGCGGGCTTCCGCATCGGCGACGGCCGGCAGGTGGACCTGTTCCGCTACGCCGCGTGGCTCGTGGAACTGCGGCACACGCCAAAAGCACAGCCCGAGGGCGACCCCTACGAGAAGCTCAAGGAGCGTGCGGCAGCCCGGAACAAGGCCCTATCGCTGGCCGGCCGCGACATCGGCCAACTGCCGGCGGTGGTCAACCCCGAGCGGAAGGAGCGGGCGTCCGGCGACTTCCGCTTCTTCTGCGAGCAGTACTTCCCGATGACGTTCCACCTGCCGTGGTCGCCGGATCACTTGAAGGTCATGGCCAAGATCGAGCAGGCGGTCCTTCGCGGCGGGCTGTTTGCGATGGCCATGCCCCGCGGGGCGGGCAAGTCGTCGCTGGCCGAGACGGCCTGTCTGTGGGCCGTGCTCTACGGGCACCGGGAGTTCGTCTGTCTGATCGGCTCGGACGAGGGCCATGCCATGGACATGCTCGAGTCGATCAAGATGGAACTGGACGGCAATGAGCTGCTCTTGGAAGACTTCCCCGAGGTGGTCTACCCGATCCATTGCCTGGAGGGGATCGCCAATCGCTGCGCTGGGCAGCTTTACCGGGGCCAGCGGACCCATATCGGCTGGACCGCCCGGGAGATCGTCCTGCCGACGATCCCCGGAAGCAAGGCCAGCGGTGCCATCATCAAGGTAGCCGGGCTGACGGGCCGCATCCGGGGGATGAAGTACAAGCGGGCCGACGGGAAGACGGTGCGGCCCAGCCTGGTGGTGCTGGACGACCCGCAAACGGATGAATCGGCTCGCAGCCTGTCGCAGTGCGCCACGCGGGAGAGCATCTTGGCCGGGGCCGTGCTGGGCCTGGCCGGTCCGGGCCGGAAGATCAGCGGCATCATGCCCTGCACGGTGATCCGCCCGGGCGACATGGCCGACAACATCCTCTCGCGCGACAAGCACCCGGAGTGGAACGGCGAGCGGACGAAGTTGGTGTATTCATTCCCTGTAAACGAGAAGCTCTGGCAACGCTACGCTGAACTGCGGGCCGAGAGCTTTCGCCGGGGCGGCCACGGCGAGGAGGCCACGGAATTCTACCGCCAAAACCGCCAGGCGATGGACGAGGGCGCCGTGGTGGCCTGGCCGGAGCGGTTCAACCACGACGAGCTGTCGGCCATCCAGCATGCCATGAACCTGAAGCTCCAGGACGAGCGGGCCTTCTGGGCCGAGTACCAGAACGAGCCTCTGCCCGAGGAGTCGGCCCAAAACGAGGACCTTTCTGCGGACCAGATTGCCGCCAAGCTGAACCGGATGCGGCGGGGCGAGGTGCCCATCGGGTGCAACCACATCACCATGTTCATCGACGTGCAGCAGAGTCTGTTGTTTTTCGTGGTGGCGGCCTGGGAAGACGATTTCACCGGCTACGTGATCGACTACGGGACTTATCCCCAGCAGCAGCGGCCGTATTTCACGCTCCGGGATGCCCGCCCCACGCTGGCGGCGGTAACGAAAGCCGGCGGTGTGGAAGGGGCGATCTACGCCGGGCTGGAACAGCTCACGGGCGACTACCTGGCCCGCGAGTTCCGCAGGGATGATGGGGCCCAGTTGCGGATCGAGCGGTGTCTGGTGGACGCCAACTGGGGCCAGTCCACCGATGTGGTCTATCAGTTCTGCCGCCAGTCGCCCCACGCCGCGGTGGTGATGCCCAGCCACGGCCGGTTCATCGGGGCATCGAGCCGGCCACTCAATGACTACCAGCGCAAGCCGGGGGATCGTTGCGGGCTCAATTGGCGGATTCCCAACGTCCAGGGCCGCCGGGCCGTGCGGTACCTGATCTACGACACGAACTATTGGAAGTCCTTCGTCTATGCCCGACTGGCTACATCGATGGGCGATCGGGGCTGCCTGTCCCTTTTCGGCGACCGGCCGGAGCAGCACCGGCTCTTCGCCGAACACCTGACGGCCGAGTATCGCGTGCGGACCGAAGGCCGGGGCCGCGTGGTGGACGAGTGGAAGCTGCGCGTCTCGGCCGGCGACAACCACTGGTTGGACTGCCTGGTGGGTTGTGCTGTGGCCGCGTCGATCCAAGGGGTGGCTCTGCCGGGCCTGTCCGCCGAGCCTGGCAAGGATCGCCGGCGGGTGAGCTTCGCCGAGCTTCAGCGGAGGAGACGCAATCGATGAATGATATCAGCGACAGCTCAATCCCTCAGTCCAAAGCTGCTGAACCGCCGCGTGGCATTGTATGCCCGCGTTGCGGCTGCTGCCACTTCCGCACGACGCACACCGAGCCCTTGCCCAGCGGCCGCATCCGCCGCCGCAAGGTCTGCCGGCACTGCGGCCGACGGATGGTGACCTACGAGCTGCCCCCCGGGATGGCAGGCCCGGATCGCTAGATGTAGCACGATTTCGTTTTTTTGGGCGATTCGGCCGACAGGTTGCGACCAATTGGCATATGTAAGAGATAGGCGGGCCAGCCTTTGGGCCAGCGGCGACCGGCTCGTGGCCGTTCCCCGCCGGGCAGGGGCGGATCGCTATAGGTAGCACGATTTCGGGATTCTGGGCGAAAAGCCCCGACAGTTGGGCCTCGCGCCGGGTAGGTCAACTAATAGGGGGACGCGCGGGGCCGGGTTTCGGCCGGGCTGGCTTCCCGAAGCGATTCGCCGGAGACTCAGCAGGTGAGCGATCATCTCGACGACACCATTCGCCAGAACGCCCAGGGGCCGGCCAAGGTCGCCGGCGATGCGGGCAGCGTGGAGCAGCATCCGCTCTCCGAACAGATCGAGGCGGATAAGTACTTATCGGCGAAAGAGGCCGTGCAGAAAAAGCGCCGCGGCCTGCGGTTCAACAAGCTCGTCCCGCCGGGGGTGAACTGAGTTGTTGGCATGGATGCGGCAGTTGTGGCCAAGGAAGGCCACCCCCGCTGGTCGTCGCTCGCGTGCGTGGCGGGCCGCGCTTCCCCTGCGGGCCCGCTACGACGCGGCGATAACCACCGAAGAGAATCGCCGGCATTGGGCCAATGCCGATGGGCTTTCGGCCCGGGCGGCCAACAGCCCCGAAGTCCGCCGCATCCTTCGGAATCGAGCTCGGTACGAGGTGGCCAACAACAGCTACGCCCGGGGGATCGTGCTCACGCTGGCCAATGACCTGATCGGCAGCGGCCCGCGGCTCCAGATGCTCACCTCAAATGCTGAGGCGAACCGGCGGATCGAGCAGGAGTTTTCCCGGTGGGCCAAGGCGGTGGGGCTGGCCGAGAAGCTCCGCACGATGCGGATGGCCCGGGCCCAGGATGGCGAGGCGTTTGCCATCCTGACGAGCAACCCGCGATTGCCCACGCCCGTGAAGCTCGACCTCCGCCTGATCGAGGCCGATCAGGTGACCACGCCGAACCTGGGCTGGATACTGGAGACCGAAGGCCGTAGGAAGCATACCAATGGCTCCTACCGCCTGCCGCCTTCAGCCTACAGTCTTACCGACGGGATCGTCTTCGATTCGAGCGGCAATCCGGTCGAATATCACGTGCTCCGCACGCATCCGGGGGATACGCTCGGGGCTGTGGGCCGCCAGTATGACCGCCTGCCGGCTGATTCGGTGATCCACTGGTTTCGCATGGACCGTCCCGGGCAAGTCCGCGGCATCCCGGACATCATGCCGGCCCTGCCGCTTTTCGCCCAGCTGCGGCGATTCACGCTGGCGGTGATCGCCGCGGCCGAGACGGCGGCCGACTTCGCCGGCATCCTCTACACCGACGCCCCGCCGGGCGGCGAGGCCGACGCGGCCGAGCCGTTCGAGCCGATCGAACTAGAGCAACGGGCCCTCGTGACCATGCCCGGCGGCTGGAAGATGTCGCAGTTGCAGGCAGAGCAACCATCCACCACCTATGCCGAGTTTAAACGGGAGGTTCTCAACGAAATCGCCCGCTGCCTTTCGATGCCTTATTGCATCGCGGCAGGGAACTCTTCGGGCTACAACTATGCCTCCGGCCGGCTGGACCACCAGACCTACTACAAGAGTCTGCGGGTCGAGCAGGCCCATTTGGAAGGCGTGGTGCTCGACCGCGTGCTGGCCGCGTGGCTCGAAGAGGCGGTGCTGATCCCGGAGCTGTGGCCGGAGGACCTGGGGCCGATGCCCGAGTGGCCACATCAGTGGTTCTGGGACGGGCAGGAGCACGTGGACCCGGCCAAGGAAGCGACGGCCCAGGCGACGCGATTGGCCAGCCATACGACGACGTTGGCCTACGAGTACGCCCGACAAGGCCGCGATTGGGAAGATGCCCTGCGCCAGCGGGCCAAGGAATTGGCCCTGATGCGCAAGCTGGGGCTCAATGCAGCCCAGACCGTGCCGGGGCCGGCATCGGATGAGGAGCCTACGGACGATGAGGAGGAAGTGACCAATGCCGCTGCCGCAGCGTAAGCCGGGTGAATCGCATGACGAGTTCATCGAGCGGTGCATGGCCGATCCGGTCATGGTCGAAGAGTTTCCCGACGCAGCTCAGCGCAGGGCTGTCTGCCAGCGCCAGGGGAGGGTGCGCACGGAAGCGCATCTGAACCTGGTCTGCGACCCGGGCTCGATCACGATCGAGGCTGCGTCGGAAGACGCTTCGGCCGATGGCAGCGCAAAACCCAAGCTGCCCCGGTTCTCGATGGTCGCCTACACGGGCGGGCCGATGCGGATCGCCGGGTGGCGCTGGCCGGTGATCGTGGACCTTGCTGGCCTGTCCATCCCCTCGCAGAGTCGGCCGATCCGCTTCGGCCACGACATGCAAAGCGGCGTGGGGCACACCGACGCGATCCGCGTCGAGGATGGCCGCCTGGTGGCCACCGGCGTGGTCTCCCGTGACACGCCGGCAGCCCGGGAGATCGTGGCCAGTGCCCGCAATGGGTTCCCCTGGCAGGCCTCGATCGGAGCGGCCGTCGAGGAGTTTGAGTTCGTCAAGGAGAACCAGAAGGTGCTGGTCAACGGCCGTCAGTTCGCCGGGCCGGTCAACGTCATCCGCAAGGCCACATTGGGCGAGATCAGTTTCGTGGACCTGGGGGCCGACGGGGCGACCGCAGCCAGTGTGCAAGCCAGTCAACAGGAGGACAACGCTATGGAAACCGCGTCTAGCACCAATCAAGTGCAGCCTGATGATCTTGCGAAGACGCAGGTCGCAGCGGCTGACAACCATGCCGGGCCCGAGCCCGAAGTTCCAGACGCCAAGCCCCGAGCGGCTGACGACCAGGCCGCTGAGGCGGCCCGCATCTTGGCTATCCGCCAAGTCTGCGGCGGGAAACACCCGGAGATCGAGGCAAAGGCGATCCAGGAAAAGTGGGACGTCCAGCGCACGGCCCTGGCCGTCCTCCGAGAGGAGCGTCCCAAGTCCCCGGCTGTCCATGTCCGCAGCCCAGAGATCGTGACCGGGCGACTGCTCGAGGCCGCCTGCATGCTCTCGGCCAAGGCCCAAGGTGTGGAAGAGCTCTTCGACGAGCCGACGCTGGATGTGGCCAGCCGGCGGTTCCGCGGCGGGATCGGCCTCCAAGAGCTTCTCCTGGAAGCCGCTTGGGCCAACGGGTACACCGGCCGCAGCTTTCGCGACAGCCGCACCGTGCTGCGGTTCGCCTTCCGGCCGGAACTGGAGGCCGGGTTCTCGACCATCGACATCGGCGGCATCCTCTCCAACGTGGCCAACAAGTTCCTCTTGGACGGCTTCTTCTCCGTCGAGCGGACCTGGCGGAACATCTGCGCGGTGCGGAACGTCTCGGACTTCAAGACGGTGACCAGCTACCGGCTCATCGGCACGGACCAGTACGAGCAGGTCGCCCCGGGCGGGGAACTGAAGCACGGTACGCTAGGCAACGAGGCCTACACCAATAAGGCCGACACCTATGGCCTGGTGCTGTCGATCGACCGGCGGGACATCATCAACGACGACCTCGGCGCGATCACCACCGTGCCCCGCAAATTGGGCCGCGGGTCGGGCCTCAAGATCAACGACGTCTTCTGGAGCACGTTCCTCAATAACGCCAGCTTCTTCACGGCGGCCAACAAGAACTACCTGGAAGGGGCCGACACGGCCCTTTCGATCGATGGGCTCACGAAGGCTGAGGTGGCCTTCATGGACCAGGTGGACTCCGACGGCAAGCCGATCGGGATCATGCCGGCGATCCTCTTGGTGCCCACGGCGCTATCGGCCATCGGCTCGCAGCTCTACAAGTCGATGGAGCTGCGGGACACGACGAGCAACAAGAGCTACCCGGTGGCCAACCCGCACCAGGGCAAGTTCCGCGTGGAGGTGAGCCGCTACCTGTCCAATGCCTCCTACCCGGGCAGTTCCAGCAAGGCCTGGTACCTGTTGGCCCTGCCGGACGACCTGCCGGTGATCGAGGTCGCGTTCCTCAACGGCCAGGAGAGCCCGACGATCGAGACGGCGGATGCGGACTTCTCGGTCTTGGGCATCCAGATGAGGGGGGTGCATGATTTTGGAATTGCCCTGCAAGACCCGCGGGGCGGCATCCGCTGCAAGGGCGAGGCGTAGGCACGAGGGTAAGGGCGGAAAACTGAAGGCTGAACCCAAAGGGAGAAGGCAAGATGGCACTTGCGGTTTTCGTGCAAGAGGGAGACCAGATCGATCACACGCCGAGTGCGGATGTGGCGGCCGGCGATGTGGTGGTCCAGGGGGACTTGGTCGGCATCGCCCGCAGCGCGATCCCCGCCGGCACACTGGGCACGCTGGCCGTGGCTGGCGTGTTCGACGTGGTGAAGGCGAGCGAGACGGAGTTCGCAGTCGGGGCCAAGGCCTATTGGGACGCCACGAACAAGCTGGCGGTGACCACCGACGGCGGCGGGGCCAACAAGCTCGTGGGCAAGGCCATCCGCGCGGCGGGCGCCGGGGCGACCACCGTCCGGGTGCGGCTGAGCCAGTGATCCGCTCATGGGCGACCTGCTCGATGACGGCTTGGCCTGGCTGGCCGAGCAGCTCAAGGCCCATGCCTCACGGACGGTGGTCTATCGCCGCGGGACCGACGAGGTGACTGTTCAAGCCCTCGTTGGACGGACGCTCTTGAAGCTCGACGACGGCTACGGGGGCGTCCGCATGGAGTGGACCGACCGGGACTTTGTGATTGCGGCCGACGACTTGGTGCTCGGCGGCGAGAAAACGCTCCCGCAGCGAGGCGACCAGGTCCGAGAGACCGTCGATGGCCAGGCGCTGGTCTACGAGGTGCTGGCGCCAGGCAGTGAACCGGAGTGGCGCTGGAGCGACCCGCATCGCAGGCTGCTGCGGATTCACACAAAACAGGTAGGCGTGGAGTAAGCGACGATAATGCGACTTTGTACCGTGATTCTTCTGGCCTTGCTTGTGGCGCTGGCTGCCGTAGCCTTGGGGGCCACCATCGGCGGTAGCCTCGCGTCCGACGGGACCGCAGTCCAGTGCGACCTGCCCGTGGAGCTGCATCGCCGCAACACCACCTCGCGGGGCCAGGGCTGCTGCGTCTGGACCTCGATCCACCATGCGGCCACCTGGCAGAACGTGCCGGCCTATCAAGAGGCCCCGAAGTGGATTCAGGAGCACGGCATCCCTGGTGGGGCCTACCCGGGCGCCGTCGAAAAGTACCTCCCCGAGATGGCCCGCCAGCGCGGGGAAAGCCAGGCCCCTGCGTTCCTCAACTACGAGGGGAGCGATTTGGAGCTGTTGAAACTCGCCTGCCGCACCGGCCGGATGCCTGCGGTGACGTACAGCTACAGCCCCAGTGGCCGCTACGGCGGCGGGG